CGGAGGCAGCATATATCTCCTTAGCTAAATATGCTAAGCCATTTGTAAATATGAGTGTGAGTAATATAGGAAAAATGAACCTTGCTTACACTTGGATGGCTCAACACTTTGGTGTGTATATGGGAAATTCAGATGTCATTGACCTGACGGAAGCCATGGCTCATGTTGATAAAAGCACGAGCAGTGGTAGTCCTTTTAATAAGGAGTTTGCTACAAAAGGAGAACTGTTTGAACAAGATACAGAGATCTCTGAATGGCTAGAAAAGGATTGGGACCGTTTAGGGGAAGACCCAAACTGGACAACAATCTTTACTTCATCTCTAAAAGAGGAATTACGACCTATTGAGAAAATTGCACAAAACTCAATAAGAACGTTTACCGCTGGAGCAGTTGATGTGACAGTGCATGGAACACGTCTTTTTGTTGATCAAAACGAAAAGATGTATGCGTCACATTTGAAAACTGCTTCAGTTATAGGGATGTCTCCTTTAAAAGGCAATTGGGACCAGCTGTATCAAAAGCTGAATGTCTTTCCTAACGGGTACGCGTTAGATGAGTCCCAATATGATTCATCCATAAGAGAGTTTCTTATGTGGGGATGCGCAAAATTTCGTTATGAGTGTCTTAAGCCGAAGTACCAGACAGCTCAGAATTTGCGCCGAATCCAAACTTATTATCGAAATTTAGTCCACACAGTAATTTTATCACCCGATGGTGTTTTGGTGATGAAGAAAAGCGGACAACCTTCAGGTTCCGTTAATACTGTCTCAGACAATACTTTAATCCTTTATTGGATCCTGGCTTATGCGTGGATTTTTACCGCACCAGAGGAGTATTGTTCATTGGCAGCTTTTGAGGATCATACATCAAAAGCGCTATTGGGTGATGATAACACGTGGAGTGTATCGAATGTGGCTCATCAATGGTTTAATGCTGTGAATGTAATTGATGTGTGGAAAACACTTGGAATTACTACAACAACGGACTCTTTAAAACCTAGACCAGTGTGTGACTTAGACTTTTTGTCAGCCCACACAGTGTTTTTGAGAGGTAGAGCCGTGCCATTGTATGATCGAAATAAGTTGATGCAATCATTAGTTTATGCAAAAACAGCTCATTTGACACCTGTCATTACTTTGACACGCGTGTGCTGTTTGTTGCAGATCGGTTGGACTGACATTCCTTTTAGAGAATATTGTAAGAGTTTGATTGACTTCCTTCTGGAACGATACGATCATATCTTAGCAAATGATAAGGAATGGATAATCGCAAAGACAAATATTAAGACTGATGAGTTTTATGCCAGATTAATATTGGGCGATCTGCAGTTAGCCCCTCAGAGTTATGGGGAGCCGGAAGAAAGATTTAATAAGCCCCATAAAGCAGAAATTATGAACTCTGCTTTGCGAACCAACCAACCAAAAAGAACCACACGGAGAGTACGGCGTGTGCGAGGCCCTAAAAAGGGAAAAGCTACCGTAAAGAAATTGAATGGAAATGGAAATGCAGTTCGACGACGAAATCGAGTGCGACGAGGAGGGTTGAGACCCCAAACCACCCGTTATGGAGCTTTGAGTGCCTTTGGAGGCACCAGCTTCAATGGGAGTGGCCGTAGTCGCTCGTGTATTGTTGAAGAGGATGAATTCATTGGTCCTGTTACCTCAGGAACCGATGGACCCCCAACAACTTTTGCCGTCACCTCCTATCCATTGAATCCAGGCCAAGAAGCTGTTTTTCCGTGGCTGTCCAAACAAGCCGCACAATGGGAAAAATACACTTTTGAAATGTTGGAATTTTATTACAAGCGTGAAGTGTCAGAATTTGCAACCGCAGGAACAACTGGGAAAATTATTTTCTCAGGTGACTACGATGCATCTGACGCCCCTCCAATTTCAAAACAACAGATGGAGGATACTGTTCCCCATGTTGATTGTATGCCCAGTGAAAATTTGAAGATTTCCTTCAATAAAGCTTTGATGCACCCTTCGGGAGTTTCCAAGTATGTGAGACCCGGGGGTTTGCCTGGAAGTGCTGATATTAAGACTTATGATGCAGGAATTTTGAATGTGGCGACTCAAGCCATTGCAGCAGCCTCAACAGAACTTGGAGAACTCCGTGTACGATATCGTGTGCGTTTTGAAGTTCCAGTTTTGGAAAGTTCTGCTTCAGCTCCC